GACAGTAGTGAACATTACACCTTTTGCACCACGGCATCGTGGTATCAGCAGTTTTTTTGATCGCATGGAAGACCTTTGGGACAGTGCTTTACTTCCACATGACGGGCAGATTCTGGCTCAGTCTGAGATGGTGACGAAGTATTATCGTGTGAAGTACGACGACGATGGTTCTATCCATTACCTTCCCATCACTAAAGAAGAGGCAATGAAGTCTAATGACACCAAAGATGAATCCTAGTCAGTATGAGCGTGCGCTGAAGCGCCCGTTCCCTGTGAGCAGCATATCATTTCGACGTGGTCCCGGCGGTAGCAAGGAGTTAGCGTACATCACAGCACGTGATGCAATGCAACGTCTTGATGATGTGTTCGGTGTGGGTGGGTGGCAGACCCGATACGAATACATTGGTGAGCGTATCGTATGCTACCTGAGTTGTAACTTTGGCGGTGAGTGGATCACCAAGGCAGACGGAGCCGACGACACCCAGATTGAGGGTGCCAAGGGCGGTCTGTCAGACGCACTCAAACGGGCTGCTGTACAGTTCGGTATCGCCCGATACCTGTACCATCCCGGTGCGTTTAACGGCCGTACTGCGGCCAAGTGGGCTACTCCTGAGGGATATGATGAGATCATGTCTCAAAGGGAAGAGGCTGAGGTCAAAGACTTTCAAGCGGCGCTGAAGAAAGCCGACAAGAAGAAAGCCTCATGAAGTACGCCATCATTGCGGCGATGACGGTGCTGCCCTTCGGGGCGGCATCTGCCGAACTAAAAGAGATGAGACTGCCATTCGATCTGACGTGTGGCCCAACGCCTGAAGTGTATCAGCATGGATACGATAACTACGGTGAGATACCGTCGTTCTTGGCTACAGGGCTGGAGGGTAGGCGTGTAGTGTGGTCTCTTAATGAAGACGCCAGTGCCATGAGCATTATTGTATCCGACCCTGACGGTACATCATGCGTGGTCTGGTCAACGTATTGTCTGCCGGGGGAGTGTCTATCTCCCGCAAACACAGGAGGGTTTAATGACGGAATTTAGAACTGATCTAGGAAGAAACATCTTCCATAATAAATATGCTCACAATCGATACGAAACGTGGGACGACAGGGCGCAGGCTGTGGTGAATGCTGTATGCGGAGACAATCAGGGTACCGAAACTCCGCTGCTCACCAAGACTGAGCGTGATCAACTCACTCAGTATCTGGCTGAGTTTAAGTGGCTGCCCGGCGGTAGATACCTGTGGTATGCAGGCCGCAAGGCACGCTTCTATAACAACTGCTATCTGCTCAAAGCAGAGGAGGACACCCGTGAGGAGTGGGCTGACCTCTGGCGTAGAGCAGGCTCATGCCTGATGACAGGTGGCGGTATTGGTATTGATGTGTCTGCCTTTCGGCCTAAGGGTAGAACCCTGAGTAAGACAGGAGGCGTATCCTCTGGCCCCATTCCATTCCTGCTGGCCACCAATGAGATTGGTCGCAACGTTATGCAGGGTGGATCAAGACGGTCTGCCATGTACGGCAGTCTGAATTGGAGACATGAAGACGCCCTTGATTTTCTGACCGTCAAGAACTGGGATGATGAGACACGTGCCCGCAAAGAGGCAGACTTTAATGCTGCCGCTCCGCTGGACATGATGAACATCAGCCTGAACTATGATGATCAGTGGCTGTCCGACATGGACAACGAAATCTTTTTGACGAACGTCAAGCAAGCAATGATGACGGGTGAACCCGGCTTCAGTTTTAACTTCGGTGATAAACAATCTGAGACTCTGCGTAATGCATGCTGTGAGATCGTTTCCTCCGACGACTCTGATGTATGCAATCTCTCCTCCATCAACTTGGCAGAGATCAAAGACATCGAAGAACTGAAAGACGTGGTTCACCTTGTCACTAAATTCCTGATGTGTGGCTTGCGTCGTGCCGAACTACCGTACCAGAAAGTGTACGATGTACGTCAGCGCAACAGCAGATTAGGTTTGGGTCTCATGGGTATGCATGAGTGGCTGCTTAAGAACGGTCATCGCTATGAGGTGACGGATGAACTGAAGCAGTGGCTCAAGGTGTATCGAAATGAGAGCGACAAGACGGCCCGTGAGACGGCCAATGAATGGCACATGGTGAACCCCAAAGGGGTGCGTGCTATCGCCCCAACAGGGACGATCAGCATCCTTGCAGGCACCACGTCAGGCATTGAGCCAGTGTACAGCGTGGCATTCAAGCGTCGATACCTGACCGAAGGCACACGATGGAAGCATGAGTATGTTGTAGATGGTACAGCCCAGACTCTGATTGACTTGGGTATTAACCCCAAGAAGATTGAGTCGGCTGTCGATCTGGCAGCAGACCCGGAGCGTCGTATCAAGTTTCAGTACGACGTACAGCGGTACGTAGATCAGGCGATCAGCAGTACCATCAACCTCCCCGCATGGGGCAGTGAACTGAACAACGAAGGATTGATTGGTCAGTACGCACTGTGGATTCAGAAGTATGCCAAAGGGCTGCGTGGTTTAACCGTGTATCCTGATGGCGCTAGGGGCGGTCAACCTCTGACGGTTGTACCGTATGAAGAAGCAATCAAACACAAAGGCATCGTCTTTGAGGATCACAATGAGGAGCAGTGTCTAAGTGGAGTATGCGGAATCTGATTGTACCCAAGACCTTTATCATCAACAACAACTTGAGCAACAAGAGGAAATCATGAGTAAAAAATATGAGCAACAACCCGGAACCGTATCGGTATTCAAGAACGACAAGGAGGGCAATGAGAAACGCCCTGACTACACTGGTAACTTGAAGACACCGTCCGGTGAGGAACTGCGAATCAGCCTGTGGCTGACCACTTCATCCAGCGGTACCACCTACCTCAATGGTAAAGTGGACGAACCCTATGACGGGTCTGGATCGGACGGAGGCAAGGCTCAATCAGCCTCTGACGTGCCGTTCTGATGGAGATACGGTATCATGATGATGCTGTCGTAGAGTTAGAGTTCGACAGTAAACTTCATGCCTACCGTGCGGATGGTGATCCGGTGCCCAGTGCTACCAAAGTGCTGGGCATCATCGCCAAACCCGCATTAGTACCGTGGGCTTTGAAGATGGGTAGTGAGTGGCTGGAGAGAAACCTGTTCGTAGCGGATGGTGAAGAAGCAGGCACTCTGAAGTACACCAGCAGGCTCACATTGGATGCCATCATGAAGGGTGTGAAGTCAGCGCACCGATCATCCAGCGGCAACGCATTGGGTATCGGAACTGATACACACACTTGGATTGAAGAGGCGGTAAATATTTTTATAGACGGAGATGGCCACTTTGGCGACGACAACATACCAGATTTACCGGAAGACCCGGAGACTAACAACTCATGCAATGCGTTCCTTGAATGGGTTGCGGAGAATGACATTCACTTCGAACATTCAGAGGCAAGAATTTATAATCGCCTTGATCGCTATGCAGGGACTGTGGACTGCATTGCTACTGTTAATGGTGTTAAATCAGTAATAGACTGGAAGACCTCAAAGGGTATATACCCTGAGTACCATTTGCAGGTGGCTGCATATGCCAAGGCGTGGGAAGATATGTCAGGCGAAGACATAGACCAGACGGTGGTGCTTCGCTTGGACAAAGGCAGCGGCCGATATCAGGTTGGTGCCCAAAGCAGAAGGGAGTGGAACCAAAACTTTGACCTCTTTCTTAATGCGCTTGGCTTATACAATGGACTCAAGAGGTTAAAATGATAGAAGAGAAAGACGTAGTAAACGTGTTGATTCTACACATGAGGGCAGTGATTGATATCGTTGACTCTCATAAGGTAGATGCTGAGGATATGCTGGAGTTTCTGCAGGATGAGGTAGCGAATGCAGACACAGACTGGCAGGCAGACTTTTGGACAGCACTTATAAGGTACATACATGACGAAGATTTCGGTGTCATCAAACACTAATGTAAGAGCGATAGATGTAAAGTGGGGTAAGGGTTCAGCGTTCAACCTAGCCGGTGACATATACGGCTCAGGCTACGGCGCTGAGAGATACAAGTCCATGTCAAACAAGTGGAAGTTCATGATCACCTCACACAAAGGAGGCCCATGGTACCAACACTACGACGAAAGAGAGTTCGATGACGTGGGCGAAATGAACGTAGCAATAGCGGAGTGGATACGTGATCATTGATCTTAATCAGCAGGAGATGAGACTTGCTATACAGGTAGGAACTGAGCGGTGCATCTCATCATGGAGTAAGGGAAGTAAACACGCAGCAGGGTACAAGCCAAAGGACTTGTTCGATACCAACATCAAGGGAGCAGCGGCTGAGATTGCTGTAGCCAAGATGCTGGATGTCTACTATGTACCCAGCGTGGATACCTACAAGGATGAGCCTGACATATACCCCAACATTGAGGTACGCATGACGGAGATGAAAAGGCCAAGCCTAATCATCAGACCAAATGATGTTCGGGATAGGAGGTATGTTCTGGTGCAGAACCTGTGGGAGCATGGGCATTTGCCCAAGTTTGCTGTGCTGGGGTGGGAAGTATTCACCAATGGCGTGGACAAGATGTGGGAGGAAT